TGCAAAAAGCCGCAGCATATCTGCTGCAAGCGCATGATCTGCGTCAGGACACTGGCAGTCGTAGCCAGCTCACCATTGTCCAGCTTCGCAAGTGCTAACTTTTTCATTTGCACATACAGGCGCTTCTGCTCATCGGTCAGAGGCACATCCCGCCGGGTATACAGCTTGTCCGGCAGGTCAAGGCACTCCTCCTTCAAGACGCGGTTGCTGAAGCGATCCAGCCGCTCGTTGAGCTCATCTAGCCGACGGTAGCCCACAATCTCTTGGAACGCCCGGTTGCCCATCTTGCGGTTCTGCACCACGGCATACCGGTTCTGAAAAGCGAAGTAGCTCTTGAAGTTGAGCGCGTCATTCGACAGGAAGGCGCACTGACTGAACAGGTCCATCGGGCTCCTAGTAATCGGGGAGCCTGTCAGGATGCGCTTGTACTTGGCAAAGTCAGATAACTTGATGATATTCTTGGTGCGCGTTGCTTTGCGATTTTTGATGGTCGTGCTCTCGTCCACGACCATAATGTTGTCTGGGAACTTTTGCAGGAAGGCAACCGCCGCCTTGGTGCCGCGAGATGTAGACAACGCCTCGACATTCATAACGAATATCCGCAGCCCGCGGAACTCGCTGAACAGGAAGTCCCACATCTCATCCTGATACTTCTTGGTGTTGGCAGGAGTCCAGCGCATGATCTGCCGCTCGATGTCGTCTGGGAGATGTGTCGGTATTTCTCCCTTTACCCAGTTGTCATAGACGCCCTTCGGTGCCACTATAAATGCGGCATTGATCTTCTCCATCATATGCAAGATGCCGATGGTATCGATAGCCACCTTGGACTTGCCTGTTCCCATCTCCATGAACAGCGCATAATACTCCGCGGCCCACGAATCTGTGAGTGCCTGCCTCTGGTGGTCGAACGGTTCAGTCTTGAACTGGTACTTTTTCACAACTTCCTCCTTGACTATGCGAAAATATAGAAGTATATACATGTCTGTCAAGACCCGATAGGCGTCTTTAATCACGAAAAAGGAATCACGATGAGCGATATCTTTGAAGCAATGGAGGAGGACTTCGAGAAGAAGTTGAACACCTCCGTCGAGCGGCTCGATCAGAGCGGTTTGAATAGTGTGGCTGGTCTAGCCAAAAGCATCCGTGAACAAGAAGATCATGTGGAGCGTCTTGAGCAGCAGCTCAAAGACGAGAAGAAGAAGCTCCTCAAACTGACAGATGAAGAACTGCCAACTTTGTTGGCGGAGATGAACCTGTCCGGGATCAAGCTTGATGACGGATCAGAAGTCATCGTCAAACAAACTTATGGTGCAAACATAACAAATGGCACTCGCGGCACTGTGGACAATCGTCCCCAAGCTTATGCTTGGCTGCGTGAAAACGGTCATGGGGACATCATCAAGAATGTTCTTTCGTGCCGCTTTGGCATGGGAGAGGACGATAAGGCTGAAGAGTTCCGGTCTATGGCCGAGGAACGTAAGTATCTAGTGGAGCAAAATACGACAATCCCTTCATCCTCGCTGCGAGCGTGGGTCAGGGAGCGTTGTGAAGCTGGAGACGAGTTTCCCATGGAGCTCTTCGGTGCATACGTTGGGCAAAGAGCCACAATCAAGAGGAGTACCTAGCAATGGCTAGAAAAAAGAATGAGGTTGCAGAGACCAAATCTGCGGAAGTAGTTCAGTTTGATCCTTCGATGTTCGAGGCCGATGCTGGACTTGGTTTGGAAAACATGGGCGTGGAAGACCTTGCTTTGCCGTTCCTGAAAATATTAGGCGGCATGAGTAAAGAGCTGGATGTGCTGGAAGAGGCCCGTAAAGGTGACATCTATAATACGGTCACCGGTAGCGTTTTGAAGGGCAAGGACGGCGTTAAGGTTGTCCCGTGTGCCTACCAGCGTCGTTTCATCCGTTGGGCCCCTCTGGGCGAAGGTACGGGCGCTCCTGTGGCCGTCTACACTCCGGGTGAGGCCATGCCAAAAACAGAGCGGTCTACTGAAGACAATAAGGACTATGTCCAAGACGGCTCGGGCGATTACATCGAAGAGACGCATCAGCATTATGTGCTCGTGCTGCACGATGATGGTCAAATCGAAACGGCACTGATTGCTATGAAATCTACGCAGCTCAAGAAGTCGCGTAAGTGGAACAGCATGATCTCCTCACTGACGGTGAAAGGTAAGAACGGCCCGTTCACCCCGCCTCGCTTCAGTCACGTGTATCTGTTGAAAACTCAACTGGAGGAAAACGCCAAAGGCAGCTGGCACGGCTGGGAAATGAGCCGGGTCGGACCAATCGAAGACATGGCAACTTACCAGCGTGGAAAGGACTTTGCTGCAAGCATTGCCGCTGGAGAGGTCGTTGTGAAGCATCAGGACGAGTCCGTAGACGGGGACATCAACCCCGACGACGTACCGTTCTAATTAGTTGGGGCGGTAGGTAGCACGGCCTGTCGCCCCATCCTTCACGGGGATCATTATGTCTGTACAACAGTTTTCATCCATATTTGACGGTCTCAAGATCGCCTATGGCACATATAAAATTGAAAAACAGCAGGCTAACGGTAAGAACACTGGCAGAGCCGCCATCGTCCGCGAACCACGGACCACTGCTCTGTGGGAGGGACACCTGTCCGGTAAGGGGCGGGGCATCGGCATTATCCCCATCAATGAGGACAACCAGTGTGTCTGGGGCTGCGTAGACGTTGATCAATATCCGCTCGACCATAAGGTACTTGTTGAGAAAATCCGTAAGCTGAAGCTGCCTCTGGTCGTCTGCCGGTCAAAGTCCGGTGGGGCGCACTGTTTCCTGTTCGCCACCGAGTGGGTGGATGCCAAGGACATGCAGGCCACGCTGCAACAAATATCCGCTGCGTTGGGCTACGGCGGCAGTGAAATCTTTCCAAAACAGATCAAGCTCAACCTTGACCGCGACGATGTCGGCAACTTCCTGAACCTGCCGTATTACGACGCCGAGGACGGGCTGCGCTATGCCATCAAAGATGACGGCACCTCTGCCACCCTCGATGAGTTCTTTGAGCTCTACGAGAGTTACAAGCAGACGCCCGAGCAACTGATGGCGCTACAGGTGGGTGACCCTGAAGAGGTTTCGCCCATGAAGGACGGCCCGCCGTGCCTTCAGTTCCTGCTCAAGAACAAGATATCCGAGGGTGGCCGTAACAACGGCCTGTTCAACATTGGCGTCTATCTGCGTAAGGCATACCCGGATAGTTGGGAATCGGAGATCCTGACCTACAACTTGCAATATCTGGAGCCGCCGCTGCCGCTTAGCGAGGTCAACATTGTTGCCAAGCAGCTTGAGAAGAAGGATTACGCCTACCGGTGTAGTGACTCTCCGATAAACGCGCACTGCAATAAGGACCTGTGTCAGACCCGCAAGCACGGTATCGGTGCCGCTATCCAAGGCGCGGCCATCGCCAACCTCCGCAAGTACAACTCAAATCCGCCGGTCTGGTTTCTGGATGTTAACGGCGAGCCTGTCGAGCTGGATACAGAAGCTCTGATGAGCCAAGCCGCATTTCAAAAATGCTGCATGGAGCAGCTTAATTTCATGCCTCGGTCTGTCAGCAAGCAGGTCTGGGAAGGCCGCATAGGCGGTCTAATGAATGAGATGCGGGACAATGAGAGCGCCATCATAGATGTCGCCGAAGACGCCAGCATAAGCGGCCAGTTCTACGATTATCTAGAGGAGTTCTGCGCTCATATGCAAAAGGCCAACGACAAGGAAGAGATACTGCTCAAACGCCCATGGACGGATGAGGAGACAAACAAAACCATGTTCCGAATAAAAGACTTTGAAGCATATCTCAAGCGTAACAAGTTCTTTGAGTACAAGCTGCACAAAATCGCCCAGCGTCTACGGGACATGGGGGCACAGAGCCGCCTGATGAAGATCAAGGGCAGGCCCGTGCGGGTGTGGGAAATACCCGCTTTCGATAACGCAGACGTAGACATTAACACGCCATCCTTTGGCAGTGGTGAAGGAGCACCTTTCTGATGAAAGACCGTAACGATTACATCTATGAGCAGCGGGTAGTGCAGCTTCGCACATATCAATCCATTGCAGATGAGGTGGGCCTGTCACGCCAGCGTGTGTGCCAAATTGTGGTTGCCGTCTCACAGCGCATCCGCTGGGAGCAAGAGATCGAAGCATTGCCCGACAAGCCTAGTAAGATGTGCCACCTCGTCCTGCCGCGCCGTATCCGAAACTGCCTTAAGAACGAGTTCTTGTTTGACCTGACATTTGAGGAGTTCCTCGAATACGCCGAGAAGAAGGAGCTCGATAACATACCCAACCTCGGCAGGGGCAGTATCGCGCTACTCGAAACGCGGCTCTCGGAACAAGGGCATGTCATGCCCCGGCGGTTACGCAACAAAGCCAGCTTGTTGCGCGACACCGTGCAATCCAAGCGTGAAGCCCGGTATGCCAAGTACCGGCAGATCCTGCGATGGCGGGAGGAGCAACGCAGCATCAAGTGGATTGCTCACAAGGTGGACATGAGCTACGGCGGCGTCACTCAAATCATTCAACGCTTTCTTGCCAACCCCGAGGCTCTAGATGGAAAAAAATAAAATATTTCGCATCTACGGCCCGCCCGGCACTGGCAAAACCACCGCGCTGCTTAACAAAGTCGATGAGGCTCTCAGCAACGGTGTGGACCCCGCACATATCGGTTACTTTGCCTTCACTCGGCAGGCAGCTAACGAGGCGGTTGAACGCGCTTGCAAACGCTTCAACCTTGAGCCCACGCAACTGCCGTGGTTCCGC